AAGCCATGGTTGGGAGATTTGATACTCCATACTATACACTATCTAGTGGTGAAAAAATTGCATTCAATCCCCCAGAAATTGGGGATTTATTTCCAGGTATTACAAATATTCCTAAAGCACCATCGGCTATATCTGGTTTTGATATGGCAACAAAAGCTGGTAAGGACGCAGCGGATCAATATCTTTATGCAACTATTGGAGCAAATAGACATTTACCAATTTTAAGATATTCAGAGATTTCAAATGCCCTTGCTGGATTAAATAATCCTTTTACTAATCAGGTTTCTGATTTTCAATATATAAAAGCCCCCCATCAGTTATTAGATTCTATTTCAATGGCAAGACCAGATTTGCCCAAATATACGACTATTGCAGATGCTTTATTTTATCAAATGTATCATGGAAATTTATTGCAAAGATTTATCGCTGGAAGACAAATTAATAATTTTGCTAAATCTGGAAAATCAATTATAGATGACGCTATGGCTGTAAATAAATTTCATCTGGCGGAGGCGATGAGAACATATCCAAGGTCTATTATTAAATATATGTCACCAGATGGTATAGCAGGAGTGGGGTTCATGAATGAAAGAGAACTCAGTAGTAGTTTATTAGATAATATTCGCAATTGGGATAGTGTATCTGGTCTTGATGCTACCAATTATGCAGTAAATCCAATGGGAACAAGAAATACTAAAGATTTAATTAATTTTTACGAATCAAAACCAGTTAGTGAATTAATGGAACAAGTATTGCTTGTTCACGAAACTTCATTTAAGCCAATTATGGATAATCTTGGAAATGTTACTATAAAACCAACTGGTTTTTATGATCCTAATATAAATAGGCAAACAGTTCATTTTGCTGTAAATCATAGAGCTGGTGGTCACATTGCTAGAGAGGGACTTGATGAAGGAACTGGCTATGTTGTAATTAGCACTCTTAATAATGCAGTTAGTGCAAATCCTGGAACCCTTCATACCCTTGGGGCTGTTGATACATATTTTTCTGCTGGTATGGGCGGGTTAAAGCTTCCAGCGTCTGGTGTTCGCGTCGTAAAAAATACACCAGAGGATATTGCTGCAGCAATGAATGAATTAGCCCCTGGTAAAAATTTTAGACCACAACGTTTTGAATCATCAATGATGGGAACCACTTATGGTGATTCTGTAACAGAATCATATCTTCAATACATTCATCATAGATTAGGTGTGCCTTTCACCGGTACAGGGCATCAAGGTAAATTAGTATCAACACTTTCAAGAAACAGCTGGATGGAAAATTTCTTTGCATACATAACTGAAGAAGGTGGTAATCCATTTAAAGTCTTAGAGCTTATGAGGGATAAATCAATTGATCTTAAAGAGCAATACATAACTGAGTTAATGGTTGGCTCAGCATTTAAGGGTGACGAATTAGTTCCTGGTGTTCGTCAAGGTATTTTCCAAAGAACGGTTTTTGATGGTCCAGCGGCAAATTATGCAGATGCATTATTTAAATATGTGGGAGATATAGAGAAAGGGTTGTTTTTCCCAAGTTATTTATTAAATAATAAACAAGCAATAAATGATCTTATTGGTGCTTTAATTGCAATGGAACGTGGCAAGTTTGGGCGCTTTGGAGGCGGAGATATTCCTAAATTTAAAAAAGGCGGATTCGTACCCGGCGCTCCATCTATGCCAATTCCTGCAACTCTGCATGGTGGTGAATTTGTTCTAAATGCAGAGGCTGTAAGGAAGATTGGCATACCTGCTCTGAGTCAACTTAATAAAGCAAAGTTCTCTGTCCCGGAAATTCCGTCTATGAGAATCCCCAGCCCATCGTTGCAAGCTGTGAGCGGAGCAAGTTCTTCAACGCAAAATGTAAACATTTATGTTGATACGTTTGTTGGGGAACCAGAATGGTTTAAATCAATGATGAAAGAGTATAATACAAAAATTTTACCCAGAAACCAAAAAGCAGCCGGTCTGGAAAACAGAGTTATTTCAACTTATAATGGTTTAAATAGGGGTAACTAATGTCTATTGTCAACCTAATATTGATTAACGGAAATGAAATTACTGAACACAATAGAACATTTGATTCTACTGAACTTTTGTCTGTAAACGACATAGACCTAGCAAGTGGTCATAAAAGAAGGTTTTATAAGGATAATAAAAAAGAATTTAATTTCTCTTGGTCTTACCTACCCAGCCTCCAAGTAAAAACTGTTGATAATCGTAAAGGGCAGATTTATTTAGAAACTTTGGGTAATATTCGTGGAACTGTAACGGTTGCTATACAGACTGTTCCTAATGGCTCATATGATGAGTATACATGCTATGTTGATTCTTATTCTAAAACTTTAATTAGAAGAGATTTTTCAACACAATGCAGTTATTACGATGTCTCTTTAACTTTGGTTGAGGCTTAATATGACAAATTTTAGTCGCTTTAGCATAACAGAGCCTTTAAGTAGCGGTTATGATTTTTATACCGCAGATGCTGCAATAGCCATAAGCGCCTCTCTTTCAGCATCGCTTACCTTAACAGCTCAAGCAATAGAAATTTTGCACGCGCAATCAGAAATGTCCGGTGCTTCTGAATTGTCTGCAAATGCAGAAAAAATTGCATATGCAGAAGTTTCAATTCAAAACATTTTATCAACATCTCTAACAGCGGTATTTGAAAGACAAGATGTTTCAACTTCTATTTCTGCAAATCTTAGCATTTCTGTAGACATGAAAAAAATTGCGTTTGGTCAACTGGATGGTGCCGTGGGGGGATCGGGGGCATCACTGGAAGTTTCAATGCTTAAAGAAGCTCATGCCCAATCAAGCATTAGTGGGCATGTAGATGTTGCTGATTCTCAAATAATAAAAACTGCAAAAGCAAATTCGGCACTAAGTGGCGCTTTGAGTGTTGCGACGGTTTTGCAAAGGGTGTCTTTGATTTCGTCGTCAATGTCTGCCCATGTTGATTTGTCTGTTCTTGGCAAGATAGTACTCATTACTATTCGCACCAGTTTGATAAACAATTTAACTGTAACGCCAAGAATTATTAAATATCGCCCATCCGTTGGCGGGGTTGAAATACTTGATACGCAGCAGATCAGAACTTTGCTTTCAATAGATAATAAGGTTATAACAAATCATAACAGAATCATTGAATCCTCTATTGAGCCAATTTATATCGAGAACACTAATGTTAAAAACACTAGAAGTCGTTATTATAAATCAACTACAAGAGCCAGTAGGAATGTCTTTGTGCTTTCATGGCAATACCTTCCGAATAGTAAAGAACAAACGGTTGATAACAGGTTGGCTAGGGACTATATTGTGTCAATAGCCAGAGATCCCGATTACCATGTGCTTAAAATTACCAATATGGATTCATCAGGGGTGACGCCTGATACTCAAACAAGTTATAATGTATTGGTGACAAATTATAACGAAACTCTGGTTAGAAGGGATATTAGCTCCAATACTTACTATTGGGATTGCTCAATTACTCTGAGCGAGGTCTAATGCTAACTTACGGACTTTACAATAAACCAATATCTAATACTTTTGTAGATAAAATTTCTGCTATTTCCCAAAAAATAAAACCAATGGTTATTGTTCATTGGCTTGATAGTCGCCATATTGATAAGGTTGACGCTAATACCGAAATAGCATCAAGCAATGCTACTTATGTTATACCTACGAATAATGATATAACTAATGAAGCCTACGGAATGCTGTCAGAATCAAGATCATTATCTGATAATGAAATATTGTTTAATAAATTAAAAAGGGCAGATTTTTATTTTACACCAAATGAATCAATTAACGGAATTGAAAGAGAATCGTTTCCGTGGGCTGTTGCTGGGGCTAAAGATGTTAACGGAAATATAATTACCGCAAATGGCAATTGGCACTGTTTACCTACATCGAGCAGTTCTAAAACAAATGTTTTGGACTTAGATGATAATTTTGAATTTGGATACTGGTCATCTTATAAAAGTACCAGCAATTTACACGCTACCAGAAACGGCTACGAGTTTTCAACACCTGTTGTATTAACATATCTATTTACAGCTAGGCCGGTAAATTTAATTAAAATCATTACATCGGAACATTATGGACAAATTAAATCTTACAATGTAAAAGCCTATGTGAACACATCAACATTAGTTTTTGATCAAGATGGGGAGATAGCTGAAGATAATTATTACTTTACACATTACCTTCAAGGCATTTCTAACAGTGCTATCAATAAAATATTAGTAACTATATATACCACCAAAAACCCATTAGATAACGCCAGGGTTCAAGAGGTGTGCCCTATCTATGAAGTAGATATGACTGATTATGTAATTGATGTAAATGTTTCTAAAGTAAGAGATGTGCATGAAACAAGCCTTCCAATTGCTGGCGGGGGATCATCAACGGCATCTATTAGTTTTAATAATAATAATAAAGATTTTAATATATTTAGTTCAAATTCTTTGTTTGGAAAATATATGAAAAAAGATTTAAAGTTTTTTATATATGGCGGTTGGCAAATTCAAAAAACAGATGATTATGAGATATCAACTTTTTTAACAACTTCTATTAATGCCAACTCTAATACAATTCCTGTTGGAACAACAATTGGGTTTCCAGACGGGGGTGGGGATAATAATTTTATATTAACAATTGATAAAAATACTATTAATAGAGAATATGTTCTTTGCTCCAAAAATTCTCCATTTTTGTTTAATGCTGTTGAAAGAGGCTATGGTGATTCAATAGCCAGAAGCCATAATGCTAACGCAACTGTGCATTTTGACACTTTTGAATATGTCCCTTATGGTGTTTTTTATATAGATGAATGGCAAGCCGCTTCTTCATCAATGGTTGTTAGTGCTTCATTGACGAATTGGAGCAAATTTTTAAATGAAAAAACTTTTACTAAAGGTTTTTTTATTCAAGATTCTACAATATCTTTAGCAACTAAAAATATTTTAATGAATTCAAATTTTCCAGAAAAAGATATATTTTATTTATCAAAACCATCAGAATCTTATACAAGAAATAATGCTATTTTGCATTATAATTTTAATGAAAATATTGTTGATAGAGACAATGCAACAAGAACAATATCTAGTTCATTAAGGGCAAGATTTGTTGAGGTTACATCTAATGATTTAGTTGGGCTTAAAGATATTCTTCTTGATGCCAACGATAAAGATTTAACTGTTATGGAAAAAGCTTTGGATATTAAAGCCTATTTTACCCCATCATTAACAACTACATCAAGTGCTATATCAACACAAAACCAGGCTTATTCGGTCGCCTTAAATTTCACTGCCGGTACTTTTACAAAACATGCCGGCGGTGCTGTTACGCAGTTTTATAACGGTGTTTTTGATGGGTTCTATATTCCCGATATATCTGGGAATCAAAGTTTAATGATTTTAATAAATCGGGGTGGTGTTCGCGTTTATTTGGACAAAGTATTGATTATCAACGACTGGTACTCGGTTGAGTCCGGCACTAATTCACCAGTGACTCTGGAATCCGCTAATTATAATTTAACTGCTGGCAAAATGTATGAATTAAGAATTGAATTTTTTACTGGTGCTCTTAAAACAGGAGCGCCCTTTCAAATTCAATTAAAACGAAATGATAGCAGCGGTATTGATTGGGTTTATTCTGATCAAACAATAACAATGGCCGCCTTGGACAGAATTGGCAGCAAATCAAACCAATCGTATCTTTCTTTTAATTCTGGCACTGGTCAATGGTCCGTTGTCCCCAACCAGAATCAAATAGAAAGAGCTTCTAGGAGAAATAATGCAATATATGTGGGAAACCCCACCCTGGCTCAACCAGGAGGGGTCGTTTCCGATACAGACAACAAGAGTTTGCTTCTGTCATCAAATTCTTATTTAAGAATACCTTACGACATATCTTATAATATTTTTGAAAGCAATTCTCACACATATACTGGTGATTTTACAATTTCTACATATGTTAAGTTTAATGCAAATTCTTTCTCTGGTAATGGTGAGTTTATTAGTAACTGGAATAACTCCACCCCAAATTCTGGGTTTGAATTATTTTACAATTCCTCAATGCACGGAATAAAAATAATAACATCATCGGGGACTGAAGTAATTTCATCTAATACAGCGCTTTCAAACTCTTCCTTCTCGTTAATGTCTTTTGCATTAAAAGGCAATATTTTAAAATATTATGTAAATGGTGTGCTGTCAAATACGATTACCCTGTCGGGCACTCCAATTTCTTATATCAACAAAGACCTTTGTATTGGTGGTCGTGGCGCTTCTTACGCTTCTGGTGCAGAAGTAGCCCCAGCCACAATTCGTGAATTTACAATTGATGAGTTTGTTATATTTAATAACGCATTAAGTGATGAACAAAATTTAAATAATTATATTGAAACTCAAATCCAACCATCGGATGTATTCCCGTTTATATATGGGAACGATACTACTGCTCAAAGCATAATTGATAGTATAAGTCTCGCTGATCTTGGTCGGCTGTATATAGATGAAAATGAAAAAGCCAGATATGAGCACTATTATCGTCTTTTTGAAACAACAATAGATCAACACGCCAATGTTCAACAAATTTTTTCAGATACAATAAATATTATTGATGCTAGTTATAATGTTCAGTTGCAAACAAACAAGGTTGTTGTAAAAGTATCAGGCATAACTAATAATTTAATTTCCAAACAGTCTTTGTGGAGGGCTGAAGATCCCACTTCTTTGGGGACTGTAAATCTCGTATCCAATATTACTAATACATCCAATACATTGCCAGTAAGTACTACGGATAAACCCCCATTCCCCAAATCGGGCTATCTTAAAATAGATAATGAAATTATAAAATATAGTAATACAACAAGCAACGCTTTTTTGTTGGCAGAAAGAGCACAATTCGGCACAGCTGCTGCGGCTCATTCTAACAGTGCTCTTGTGCGAGAAGTTCTTAGTTTTGATATTAAGTTTGATAAATCGCCTGCATTTCGAGTGCAAAATCCGTTTATAACTAATTTGGTTGAACCATTACCACCATTAATAGAGCTTATTAAATTTGAACCCAATCATTATGGGGCAAAATTAATTATTGCGGCTTCTAATGCAACAACTTCTGGTTCGTTAGTTTATGTTGAAGGAGAAGATGTTGCCAGCAATACTAAGGCTTTTGCGTCAATTGCGGGCATCCCGGTTGTTGTTACTGAAGCTAAAGGTGAAGTAGTTGAGAAAGTTGCAAAGCTTGACGATAATATTAGAAAATATGGTCTTAAAGAATTAGTTATAGAAAATGAATTTATTTCTAATTTAGAAAAAGCACAAAAAATAGCAAATTTTATTATTAGCAAAATGAGTGAACCAGTTCCGGTTATAAATTTAAATATATTGCCTAATCCAAGAATTCAACTTGGAGATCGAATAAAAATATCTTCAATGGATTCTTTTGATATAATTAATGGAGAATATTGGGTTATCA